TCTTCTATATCTTGCTCTTAGGTGCATAAAAGGTTCGTATGAAGAAGAACCTAAAATTACTACTTGACAAAAGGCACGATAATTACATTTTAAAATATTGTTCTCTAATGTGTTTTGATAATCTACAGCAGAGGCGTCTTGGTTTATTAAAACATTGTTGTTATAGATTTGAAATACATTTGGTTTAATGCCTCTTATAATTTTGTATTCATTATTGCCTATTTTAAGTTCTATTTGTATTTCACAATCATTTTGATTTATTGTATTTACAAGTTGTTCTTTTTTAATATCTCTAAAAGGTCTATTAAATAAACCAAAACATAATGCGTCTAGTAATGTTGATTTACCTGAACCGTTTGCACCAACAATCAGTGTAGATGGTGCCTTTTGCAAATCTACTTCAATAAATTGATTACCTGTTGAAAGAAAGTTCTTCCATCTAATCTTTTTAAAATATATCATTCTTTAACTATTATATCAAAACTAATAGACATTCTTTCTTCATCTGTTCTACTAGGTTCTACAAAGTGTTCAAGGAAAGAAGGCCATAATAATAATGAGCCATCTTGTATTGTATCTACTGTTTTAAGTTCACTACCATCAAATCTTTCATTAAAAAAAGCATTACTCATGGCTGCAGGTCGAGGGTCTTTAAATCCTATTCTACCTGAATCTTTAGGATATTTTATATAGTATATTCCTGAAAAGTGAAAATGCCCATGTTGGTGTATTATATTCCAATCACCTCTTTGATTTATATTCATCCATATCTGAGGTATCTCAATCTTTTTAATACCTAAATCCATTGTCTTTAAAACATCAAATATTTCATCACATAGAGGTTTAATTTCTTCGTTAGGATTTAGTAAATCACTTTGCCAACCACCAACATTTGATTTTCTGACACCTTTATCTTTTTCTTTTAACCCTAACCCATAAGAAAATAAATCATCATTATAGTTTACTCTCGTTGGGTGTGTCTTAAATTCTTTTAATACTACATGCCATAAAGGTGTAGTCCACCAGAAGTTCTTTTCAATTTTTCTGTGCATTAAAAATAAAATTCATGCTGTCTGTCTTTAGCATCCCCTTCTTTAGATTGTAATTTTTCTTTGTTTAAAATTTTTATATTGCCTGATACACTTATTCTTTCAACGTCTGTATGATATGGTATTACATAATGTTGAAGTAGAGCAGGAAACATAATAAGTAGATTCTTTTTAGGTTGAAACCATCTTTGTTGAGTTGTCCATTTTTTATCAGGCGCTGATGGTTCACCAAAAAAGAACCCTACGTTGCCTGGTAGATTTGATCTTGCTACGTGATTTTTATATTCTTCGCTTAAATCTACATCATTTAAAAAATAAACAAAAGAATAATCATCACCATGATTGTGCATAGGATTTGCTTCATGTTGTTTCATAAAATTTACCCATAATACTCTTGCTGACCACTCTAATTTTTTTTGTGGTAGTTTATGAAAATCACAATGTATATTTCTATATTGTGAGAATACAGGATTAACTTTTCTAAAAAACTCTTCTCTTACCTCGTCACTAAAATAATATTGTCCTTTTAGTTGACCTGCTAAATCTTTATTAGCAGACAACTCTTCTTTACCTCGTACTTTATTTGCCTCTTCTAACAACCAATCAGTTAATGATTCTGGCATATCAAATTCTACTAGTAAAGGACCAAAAGGATGAATATCATATTTGTTTGATGGAAGCATTACTCTATTATACCTTGTATTTCTGTTTCAGGTGTTAAGTAATAAGTTTTATTATCAACTTTAATTTCTCTAACGTGAAGATAAGTAAACTTAACTTTGTCACCTTTTTTAACCGTCATAGGTATTCGTGTACCTGTTCTTGTTTTTAGGCCTAGACCAACTGCAACAGCAATACCTTCATCAGGTTTTGCTACGTTAGTCATAATTATACCGCCTTTTGTTTTATCTTCAGTTTTTTGTTCAACATCAATCAATACTAAATTATTTAATGGTTGAAATTTTATTGTCATATTTTATACCTCACTTGCTTCGACATATATAGATTTTAAATATTCTTTTAATTTTTGTTTACTTACATCTGTCTCTAATTGATCCACGTAGTTATGTAGGAATGTAAGTGTATCTTCACCCATTTCTATTACATCATCTTTTACGGACGCCTTAATATCAGAGTAATCTTCTATAATATTTAAATCATAAACCGTTATATCATTATACAACTTTTCTACAAAATTGTCAAACATCTCTTCATTTGTCTTATTTAATACAACTAATTTTATGAAGTGTTTATTATATTCTGTAATATCTAATGTATTATAATCTTTTTTAGAATCATCATAAATTATCTTTTTGTGTATTGTTCTAGGATTAATTATTCTTTCTAACTCTCTTGTTTCTGTATCAAAAATATGAAAACCTTTTGGGTCTTTATAGTCTGACCAGGTTTGTTCGTATTGAGCACCACAATAGTAAATGTGACCATCATCTGTATGTTTATGAAAATGACCTGATACAACTTTTTCAAATCTTTTAAACTCTGATTTTTCATGGCCGTATTGATTAATAACTCCGTTTTGCATTTCAATACCTTTTACTTCTAAATGCCCAAACACTAAATCTGTTTTTGCTGTTCTTATCATATCATAAGACTCTTCTTTATTGTCATCACATATCCAAGGTAAAAATAAAATAGGTATACCATCAAACTCTACAACTTTAGGTCTAGTGTAAATGTATGGTTCATTTATGCCGTCAAAACTTGTATATAAGTTTTCTACTGCATTTACCTCATTTGTATTTTTATAGTATGTGTCATGGTTACCTATGATAATGTGAGTATCTATTTTTTCTTTCCATAATACATCAAAAAACTCTTTTCTAAAAATTGAAGCTGTTTGATGATTGATAAACTTTCTTCTATCAACTACATCACCTAAATGTATTAGTGTTTTTATATTGTGTTCTTTTAAGTAAGGAAAAAATTGATCTCTATAAAAGTCAACCTGATAGTTTCTGAAAGCTTCACTATCATTTCTTACACCAAAGTGAGTGTCGTTAAGTATTGCTATTTTCATTTTTTAAATATTCTATTGTTTGATTCAGTGTTTCTTTACCACTTCTTATTTCTCTGAGGTATTGTTTGTGACCCATAATATAGGCCTTTCTTCTTTCAGGATTAGTTTTAAATGTTCTAATATGATGTTCAACCTCTTCTTTGATAACCTTTTTGTTGTGATCAACTAACATATCATATTCTCTTTTAAGTGAGTCTATATTTGCTAATTCTAATTCTTTTAATAATACTGCAAAGTTTTGAGCACCAAATAATACATAGTCTGTTTTAAAATCTTCTCTTATAGGCATTCTATCTGACCATTTTTCTAAATTATGTTTCAATGAATCAGGTAAGTTTAGTTTAAGTTCTTTCCAGAATTTAGTATCATTTCTTTTTACAAGATAGTGTAATAAAACAAAGTCTCTAGTATTTTCTACAATTTGTTTTACTTTTTCATTGTATTGATCTATATCTGTTTGTTTGTAATTTATTAAAGTGTGCATTAATAAAAAAGATTGTTGAATAGAAGTTCCTATTGATGACGCCTCTAATGGTTCTATAAAACTAGCACATAAACCCATTGCAACACAATTACTTATCCATGGTCTATCTACTGTGCCTGCGTCAAACTTAATATTTTTTGCAATATTAACTTTAAATCCTAAATAATCTTCACATTCCTTTTGTGCTTGTTCAGCATTTATATATCTGTTATCAAAAACATAACCATTACCCCAACGACCATATGTCGGTATACGCCACATCCAACCTGAAGACATTGCCTTCGCAAGTGTGTATGGCGTATACTCGTTAGTGTCAGGAGTAGGAAAGGCTATTGCCTCGTTCATAGGCAGATAGTCTTTGTATGAATTCCATTTTGCACCTAATTTAGATATTAAATATCTTTTAAATCCTGTACAATCAATATAAAAATCTGATTCGTACCAACCTTTGTCACCTCTAATTCTTTTGATACCATGATTGTTTGTTTCAACATCTGTAATCTCATCTGTGTGTACCTCAATACCATAGTCTTTACATTTTTTTAGTAAAAAGGTATTTAATTTGTTTGTGTTAAAATGAAATTGATGTGGCATGTAATCAGGTAATACTTCGTTGTGAAAACAATGACCTGAAGTATATTCAGCAGGTTTAAGTTTATTAATTGTAGCATAAGCATAACCAGCATAATATTGACCTAAACTAACTTTGTGTAATTCGTTTGTGATGTTGTGAAAGTATGGTTCTTTAGTCCAATCTTCAAACATAATACCATATTTAAATGTTGCGTCTGTTTCTAATAGAAGTTCTTTTAAAGGAACACCTATAAAATCCATAAACTCTTTCCAGTGTTCAGTAGAACCTTCCCCTACGCCTATGATACCTATGTTATCAGATTTAACAATTTCTATTTGTAATTTATCAAATCTAGCTTTAAGAATAAGAGCAGATACAAGACCTGCTGTTCCACCACCTAGTACTGTTATTTTATTGACCGACATAATATTTGTAGTAATCGTTTGTTTTAACACAATTCTTTTGTGCGTAATCAAAAAATTGGAAAGCGTGTTGCGTTTGTTGTTTTACACCTTCATATAAGTTGTATTCTATTAACTCTCTTTTGACCATATCTTTGTCAAGTATATTCATACCTTGACTTATGTTTAACCATAAATTATCATCTATGTGATAAAAATCGTTTCTATTTCCTCTAGCAAAATCTACCTGTCTTGGTGTTCTAGTTTGCCACATCTCTAATTTTTCTTTTAATTGTAGTGACCATCTTTTATGTGATGAGGCTTCTCTCCAGTATTCGGTGTCTTTTCTAGGAGTAATATAGTGATAAACTATAAAATCTTTTATTGAATCCCACATATTAGTCATATCATCATTGTAAGAAGTTTGTAGTGCTTCATTATTAAAGTCTGCTGTTTCTGTAAAGAAATATCTAACCCAATGTTTCATTTGTAATAATGTAGCATGAATAGATGTTGCCTCTAATGGTTCTATAAACGCACTTGATAATCCTGTTGATATAACATTTTTTACCCACATCTTTTCAAATCTACCAGAGTGAAATCTAATATCTTTTTGTACTTCTATTTTTGTTTTTAATACTTTTTCTATTTCTAACTTTGCTTCATCAGCAGTAGTAAATGTATCATTAAAACAATACCCAGCACCATATCTATTTTGTAAAGGTATCATCCATAACCAACCATACTTTTGTGCCCATGCGTGTGTATAGTTTCTAATGATAGTTTTATCAGTGTAAGGTAAATGAAACGCAAGCGCTCTATTATTTAATAATTGATCATCATATCTTTTAAAGTTGTTTTTGTATGCCTTTAATAATATTCTTTTAAAACCAGAACAATCAACAAATAAATCTCCTGATATAGGATTATCATGCCCTTTGTTTTTACACCATACAGATTTGATTGTTTCATCTTCATTTTTTTCATATCCTAAAACTTCATCATCTATATACTCTACATTAGGTTTCTTTAGAAAAAACTTTTTTAGATATTGTCCCGTCTTATAGGTGTCTAAATGAAGTGCCGTATTGTTTTTTCTTAAATCTTTAAAACCACCATAACCCATTAATTGTTTGTAAGGATTTTGAGCTGGGTGATCTGCTCTTACAAATGGTAGTTTATTATTCTTCATACAGAAACCTTGTAAACTAGAGTCTTTTAAACCTTCAGCAATAGAAAACATCTTCATTGCGTCATAGTCATCACTTGGATATGAGTTAGGTGTATGTTGAGATTCACCAATAGGTGAATTAAAATGTTCACCTTTTTTATACCAATCTCTATGTTGAATACCTATCTTATGTGTTGCACCAGTTTCTTTCATAAACACACCTTCAGGTATGCCTACTTGTTTTAAAAAGTCATTGAATAAACCAGTAGTGCTTTCGCCTACACCAATAATAGGTATCTCTTTAGAAGCGATAACTGTTATCTTAATATAAGGCGCTGTAGTATCTCTTAAATAACAGGCTGCTGTCCAACCTGCTGTTCCACCACCAACTACTACTATGTTTTTAATTCTTTTCATCTATGACAATCTCTAAAGGCGTTTTTATTTTTCTTTTTCTTTTTCTAACTTTAATCTCTTTCTTTTTAGGAAGTTCGTCTGTCTTAGGACTATTCTTTCTTAAAAATTCTATAAACTGATTTTTATAATCACTGTTTACATCATGTGGATCTACGTGTAAATCTGCTAGATTAGCGTCTTCAATAAGTTTTGCTTTTATACTTACTTGTTTCTTTTCTTTTTGTATTCTTCTAATAAAAGCATAATATATTATTTGCGTAAAATATGCAAATGGATTCTTTGATTTTTTTGGATTAAAATTGCCTAAGTATTGTAGGCAGTTTTCTATACCATCACTAATCATATCATCTCTAAACGTGTAATTAATAAAGTTAGGTCTATACGACAAGTGATTTGCGATTTTTAAAAAACACTCACCTATATAATTAGTCACAGGTGGTTTTTTTCTTCCTCTTTTTTCTGCCTTGTCGCAACGCTCTTTAAATTCTGTCATTGCTTGTAAAAACACTTTGTTATCTACATAGTGTTCACTTCGTTTTCTTTTAGTCATATTATTATTATACTACAATGGTTGTATTATGTCAACTCCCTCTAATAGTTGGTAAAGGATATTTTATGTTTTTATCCTTTATGGTTATCTCGTCAAAAAATGTAATTAGTGTAAGTCTATCTTCAAGTCCTTTATGTACATGAGCATTGTGATAATTGTGACCGTCAAAACATATCATTCTATTGTATCTGCCTTTGTAGGATATAGTTTCGTTATAGTCACTTGCCCAACTTTCTCTTGCTTTGTGATACTCTTCTTTTTGTTCTTTTGAAAAACTACTAGGATTCTTAAAAAATTCTTGTTTTATACTATCATTACCAGGTGTATAAAAGGAATCTTTTGGCTCGTATATTGATGTACCTGCGTCTGATTCTGATAGAAATATAATTGCTGTTAGTATTGATCTTTTATCTGTGTGTATCCAACCATCATAATCTATACCTGCAGGTATTTTTTGAAATACTGAATATGATTTGTATTGTATTGTTTCTGATTCATTTGGATATAAAGAAGATAAAATCTTTACATTTACGTGATTGTACAAGTTATAATTAACTTTATGTAAAGGTTCTGATCTTTTACCAGGTGATACACCATCATTAGTATATTCACACGATTTAGCAATTTTAATCACTGCTTGTGGATTATTTAAAAAATTATCTATACAGGTATTCGCAAATAACATTATTTCTTCTTCATTGTAAAAAGTTTATCTAAAACGTAATACCAGACACCGTTTATACTAGGTTCTATTAATGCAACTAGTCCTGCTTCAAATAAACTAGCACCTGTTAGTGTAGAAACAACAGACATTGCTATAATAATATGACCTATTGTATATAATAGGGCTCTACCTATACTAGTGTTTGCTATAAGTTTAAATATACCTTGTCTAAATTCACTCATAATTTCATCACTACTTGACAAATTCTGTCTTCAGGTGTATAATACCCATGTGGGTGCTTCACCAGAAAAGTTTAGCTACCTTAATGCAACTTCTTACTAGGCATTCTTATCTTTTCAGCCAACTCTTTTAACTTCTTCTTTGTATCTTCAGCATTATCTAATTCATCAAGCAATTGGTCGTAGTCATCATCTGACAAATCTCTTTCAATATAGTCAGGGAGTTTTTGTGGTACTTTGTACGCCAAAAGTTTTTTATAACGATTCGTAAATGGTTCACTAGCATTACAGATTGTTAGTATCTTATCTTTTGGTATTGTCACTACTTTATCATCTGTAAAACCAACCCATTTAACAAGAGCGATGTAATCGGATACACCCATTTGCCCTATGTGTGGTACATACTTAATTAACATTGGTTCATCTAACCTTAATAAGTTAGACTTTTTTGTTAATTGGCTTTTTGATAATGTACAACAAATCTCTTCACCTGAAACCAATTTTATTATCTTAGCATTTTTAGTGTCTAGTTGTTCGTGCATTATGTTTTTAGGTTTACATTGTGTATTTCGTATGCAAACCCCTCCTCGTTGTAAATATTTATTCTTTCCTGAAAGTGTCCTAGCGTATAATTCTTTTTATCTCGGTGCGTTAAATCATCAGCAATATCATATAAAGTAGCTTGTGATTTATTATCACCCATTCTTAAACCTCTACCAATACTTTGTA